GTTTTGTATGTACGGCATTTGCATACACATCATATATATTATTTTGGTATAAGCTCTACCTTTTATAGTATATGTTGTATACATCGCACATGAACTTAAGCTTTATACGTTAACTGCATGCTAATTGTAATAGGTCAATATCATATTTACTAGAATAAATACGCTGTAACCAATTAGCGCCAGAATAGTTAGCGTAGGACTCTTTCTCCAACCACCATAACATGTTATTATTTTTATCACCAATGCATGGAATCGGTGTCTTATAGTAATTAATTATAGCAGTTCTCATAGAGATCCTCTTCGCAATATTACCCCTCTGGTTCTTGAAAGGGTACACTTTCTCCTTGGCCATGAATGTATTCCTCAGCCAGTCTCTGAACTCACATAGTATATCTATGGAGAGTGGATTTCCCGGTCCAGTGTATAGAGTACCTGTAATCTTAAAGCTATTATCCCATTTATTTACAGAGTATTTCTTAGGATACATAAGCAATTCCATTACGTCCTCTTTTGTCCTGCCAGGGAATCCAAAGTAATCATAAGTTTTCAAGAAGTTAGCATTTAAATGTTGATCCTCACTACTAGTAAATGTACTAATTTCGAAAGGATCAACGGTAATACCTAACTCTGTTTTAATTATATCGGTTATGTTTTCAGGAAATTCCTGTATGCCAGGAATACCCGCTATGGTGTCATCACCATAGACCATAAGGTCAACATTTTTGATATTAACTAACTTAAAAACGTAGGACCAAATCAGCCACGCACAAATCGAATTAATTAGTGAAGTAAATGGGCTTCCAGATGGCAATCCTTTAGATATCATATACACGAATCTGCCTGGAATGGCCACCTGTTTATGTATGAAACCCGACATCATATATAGGAACGTATTGTCAATTTCCTCACTTTTAGGATAACAAGCACGGGCACAGCCAAATGCTATTACCATTAGTTCTTCAATAATATTCTGATCATAACGTGAAAAGTCAGCAAACATGCAATTTAGATATTTACTGAACCTTTTTCTATATCTCTTCCAGCCATTCTGATAAAACGATGATCCTACACCAATTTCCATGTCATCTCGACATTTTTGTAGAATTTGAAGATTATTCATAATTGGCCTTGAGTAAATTTGGTTGATTTGATTTACATAGAGTTCAGGCATCCATACCGCTCTAGACCTAACTTTCTTACCATTCTCTAAAACACTCTGCCTTCTTTCCCTTGCACCTATATGCCATAGGGAAGTATCTTGTCTAACCTCCTTCTTTACTTTATCATAAACAATATCAGCAATCTCAGCTGACATCTCAAAGGCAGATTCTTTTGTTTTGCCAAGTGTCTTTGACGTAATCAAACCCGGATTAGCTTTTGGATTGACATCTGAAGTGTACAACTGATTATTACTTGGTGTATAAGGTATTCTGGGAAGAATCAACCTATGTGACCTTTCTTTCAGAGCACACATTATTTTTGAGTGAGTAGCCTCATACGGAATGTATTCAGCTGCTGCTTCAATATCAGCTTTGTTAGTAACCCAACAGCCCTTAATTACTTTCTTAAAGAGATTATCAGTAGATAAATTTTTGTTTGCCAAAGAATCTTGCTTAGAATTTAAAAATTCATTGAAGTTAGGTTCACCATCAAGTATCTTTTGAGGACCATGTCCGATGGGGAATGGTGTTTGGCCTACCCATTTACATACCTTACTCGTCTTAATAGGCAATTTTTCACGAATTTCATCTGGTATTTTCTTATTTTTGCTCATCTTAACCGAATACGGAAAGGAAACTTTATTCTGTTTTATCTCAACATCACCATCTTTAACATAAGCTTCGTAGTTATAGTAATAACGATCAGGCCTAGTCTTGTTGTATATCTTGAGTTTTTCGTCATAAGAAACCCTTTTAGCGTCATTGAAAAATATGTTAGCAAAAGCTTTTACTCTTCGCTGTTTGAGCGATTCTTGTTGAGCTAATAAATATCTACCCGGTCTCCATCTTCCGCTAGTAAGTTTATTCCTATTTTCATAATACTTACTAGTGAATCTTTCAACCTCTTGATAAAGTTCGTCTCCGGTAATTACATCTGGTACCCTTATGCGAAAGGGTCTTTTATGTTTTCATTATTTAAGACCTTTTTGACCAATTCACAGACATAAAGATCAACTCTTTCTTTTACAGTACGTTTTCTCTCATCAACATCTTTAATATTTGATATCTCAAGCTGAACATTAAGAGGCAAATTATCCACATTGAAACCAGTTAACTTAACTAGCATAGAAACAGATGATATACTTTTCAGTCTTATTTCATCCGCTCTCTCCAATTTCTGTTGAAACTCTTTAGAAGCTTCATTGACAGAATATGAATAATTCTTATTTGCATTCTTTAATTTGTTGCGTTCTGCTTCTAAATCCATCCACATTTGTGTCGTAACACCAGCTTTCTTAAATGAATCTGGCATCTCGACTAAAGTATTTTCAATCAATTTCTGTTTCGAGTACCAATTTCGGACTTGTTTGTTCATGTTTACTACACGTAAAAACGTCTCAAAATCTTTTATTTCTGGTGCTTTGAACTCTAATTGAAAATCCTTCAATATTTTATTCTTATCCATGTTGTTATATCTTAAGTAGGTCAAAACTGCGATGGGGCTGTCTAGCTTCGTTAAGGCTACCACAATATAATAATAGTATTTACG